GTGAGTGCTGCGCCCGCCCGCATCCCTGAGTCGCTGCTGCCGCTGGCCGTCCCGATCGACGACTTGACCGAGTACCACCGCAATCCGCGCAGCGGCGACGTCGACGCCATCGCCGACTCGTTGCACGTCAACGGCCAGTACAAGGCCATCGTCGTCAACCGCGGCACCCACACCGGCCGCCCCAACGAGATCCTGGCCGGTAACCACACCTGGGCCGCCGCCAAGCAGCTCGGCTGGGAGCAGATCGCCGCCACTTTCATCGACGTCGGCGACGAGGACGCCGCCCGCATCGTCGTCGTCGACAACCGCACCAGCGATCTGGCCGGCTACGACAGCGAGCTGCTGGCCGACATCCTGGAGGAGCTGCCCAACCTGGAGGGCACCGGCTACGACCAGGACGCCCTGGACAAGCTGCTCGACAGTCGGGCGCTGCCCGCAACAATCGACCTGCCCTCGGACGGCCAAGGCACTGGCGCGATGGCAAAGCTGGAGTACCTGCAGTGGGGCTACCTGCAGTGGTCCAACATGCGCGTGCAGATCACCGCCGCCGAGGTGGAAACCCTCAACAAGATCTACGAGCGGTACACCACCGAGAACCGCGGCGACCTCGGCTTCGGCTGGCACCTGCTGCAGGAGGCCCACACCGAGGCCGCCGAGGCCCCAGACGTCGCCGTCGAGCACGCGCCCGACAAGGGCGAGCACGCCGGCGACGAGGAGGACGAGAACCAGGAGGACCAGGAGGACGACGAGGACCTGGAGGACGAGGACGCATGAGCACCGCCGCACCCCGGACCACGTTCTACGAGGCGTACCCGCTCGCCGATCTGCAGCCCGCCGACTACAACCCGCGCCTCCTGAGCGAGGAAGCCTTCGCGCGGCTTCAGAAGTCCATCGGGCGCCACGGCATCGTCAAGCCGGTCATCCTCAACGCGGACGGCACTCTGGTCGCAGGCCACCAGAGAACCAAGGCGATGAAGGCGCTCGGCATCACGCACACGCCGGCCGTCATGCTGGGCACGAAGGTCCGTCTCAGCGACGAAATCCAGTTCAACCTCCTCCACAACAGGGTCGAGACCGAGGCGAGCGTCGTGTACGCCGAGCCCGGCCCCATCGGTGAGTGGACGTGGATCCCCTGGGAGACCATCAACGTCGCCAACTCCCGCAACAAGCCGTTCCAGCAGGCCATCTCCTACATGACCGGCGGGCACGGCGCGTGGGGCAGCGTCGTCATCGACGACCAGGGCCGCATCGCCCTCAACGCCGAGTACGCGGTGGTGGCGGCCGCGAACCACTTCGACGTCCTCGCCTGGACCTGCCCGTCCCTGGACGCCGCCCAGCTCGTCGCCGACCTCACCGGCGAATACGGCGTCTACGACTGGTCCGGCCTGGAGGACCAGGCCCCGGTCTACAACCAGCACATCGTGCAGCCCAAGCGGCTGCGCCAGTACAGCTCGCTGAAGAAACAGGGGAAGCTCGCCTACAAGAGCGAGGTGTGGGAGAAGCTGGCCCTGCCGCGGCTGCGCAAGGCGCCCGACCTGCGCGTGGTCGACTTCGGCGCCGGGCACGGCGACTATGCCAAGAAGCTGCGCCCCGAGGGCTTTCTGATTGACGACTACGAGCCGTACCGCACCACGCCCGGCAAATACGCCGTCGATATCCAGGGCGTCGTCGGCATGATCCGTACCATCGAAAAGCGGCTCGCCGAGCACGGCCTGTACGACATGGTGGTCCTTGACTCCGTCATCAACGCCACCACTTCGCTGGACTACCAGCACTGGGTGCTCACCACGGTGAATGCGCTGTGCCGGGCCGACGGCACGGTGTGCATCGGCACTCGCAACCTGCTCGCCGAGCTGGCCTTCGAGAACAAGCAGCACTCGACCAGTCGGCACGACTCCACCCGCCTGTCGTTCCTGGACAAGGAAAACGTCGACATGCGGTTCATGCAGGGCAAGTGGATGCGGATCCGCTACCACACCCCCGAGTCGCTGCAGGAGCTGCTGGGGGCGTACTTCGGCGAGGTGAAGGTCACTGGCCGGTCCAACGCCACGCTCCGGGCCGTCTGCAAGAACCCTCTCAGGCTTTCCGATCTCGATTACGAGAAAGCCTTGGATGAGGAATTCAATATGCCTTACCCCAACGAATTCAGACATGGGCGCCATAAGCGCCTCGCTGAAATTTTGATAAAATTGGTGAAAGAAAGGGAAGCGCCCTAGCATTCACCAAGAGGGGGATTCAAGTAATGCCAAAACCGCCCGTCAGGGTCGGCCTGAACAGCGCCGCGCCATACCTGATCATGTGGCTGGCCGGGGTTCGCAACGTGAACCTCGAACGTCACTGTCTGGAATCGTTCGGCGTCTCCGACCGTCACCCGGTCGACGCGCGGGCACCCCGGCAGAGCGTCACGCTGCCGGCGGAGAACCCGCCGCTGGCCTGGTACGTGTGCGCCCTTCCCCACCCGTGGGACTGGGCAAAGAACGCACACCTGGCCTTCGAGTACGACGAGGGCCACCAGTGGGAAGGCCCCGCCCTCGTGCGGGGCCTGCAGGTGACCCTGGAAAACGCTCGTCCCATCACCGGATGGGGCGAGCACTCGATACCGGCCTCCGCCCGCCACCGCGGGCTGTGGCGGTACCGGACCTGTCGCAACTGGCAGTTCGCGTGGTGGCTGCGAACCAACCGGGACGCACCCGACGCACCGCCCTCCGTCTGGCGGCCGCCGGAAGATCCGAACGCACCACAGCAGCTGACCTTCCCTTAGGCCGGGCGGCCTGGCGACCCGCCAGGTCGCTGGGCCGCTGGCGTACCGTCGAACACGTGAGCAACCCAAGTGGCATCCCCGAGCCGCAGTCGGCCCGCTGCGACCTCCAGCGGTAGTTGGCCAACCCGCTCGACAGAACCGCTGGTCGCGGACTTGCACTCAAACGCTGATGCCCACTGTGCTCAGTGATAGTTGACCAGGCGGGCCCTGGGTCAGTTGCAGCAGTCACAGCATGCCTCGGCGCCACCCTTCACTCACGAAGGATCACCGCACATGACCACCGAGCGCCTCCCTGTCCGTGCACTGCTACTCATCGGCAACCAGGCCGAGATCGTCGCCAGCGTCCCGCCCGGGGAGCGTGGCAAGCCTCATTTCCTAGCGCCGTGCCTTTAAAACTGACCATGTATGACACGTGTTATTGGGGTCATCCGCCCTCAATAGCGGATGATGCAGAACGCCCGGCTGGGAGACCCCAGCCGGGCGTTCTGCAATAAGCTGCTCGCTACTTAACCTTTCGGTGCCGGTTCGGCGGTCACGAGATTCCTAAGCGCACCGGCGCGAACGATGTGGTCAGGTTCGTGATGTCGTATCCCGTCGACGATGGAGATACGCGAAAAATATCGCCCCGACCTCCAACAGCGGACAAAGAAACGTCATCAGCATGTCTACCGCACCGACGTGTCCCTGAAAGAACCAGACGACACCCCCGAGAACCCAGACGCAGATGCCGACGGCCGCGAAAAGGATCGACATCTTGCCGACGAACGAGGACCTGAGCGAGGCGAGCGCAGCTCTAAGAGGTTGGCGCTCGCGAACTGGTCTACTGGTGCCATGCATAGGTGGGTGCCATAAAGAAGTAGGGCCTCACGGTCTTCGTGCCTCTCCTCGGATACCACTTGAGCAGCTTCTCGTAGTACTTCATGAGAAACTCACCGACCGCTATGATCGCTGCGGCCAATGCCACGAGTGCCGCCACGGTTCCGCCAGTGGCTGACGCCAAGAACTCGGCGACCGCGGTCACTCCGTAGCGTCCGGTCGTCCCACTTCGTGCAGGGGCACCTCCGAGAAGTGTGCCGACGGCCCGCCGGAGGTGAGGCGCCGGCGGGCCGTACATGGATTCGTGGGCTTGTGACTCAATGCGGTTTAGGTTCACGCAGCGTGCCCGTCGGCGATGAAGAGAGGCAAGCACTGTCGCAACGCCCTCCAGCGGGCCGAGGATGCGCAGTCGGCAGTGGGACGGAGGTTTTTCCGTCCCACTGCCGCTATTTGTGACGCAGCGCCGGAACTATGGGCAGTTCGCGGGTCGAGTGACGCTTCAGCTGTCTTGCGGAGGGCTGTATTCCCGTCGAACGCATCGCCAGTGGTGCTTGTGGGCGAAAACGCCGGCGGCAATCACGAACATCCATCCGACATCGGTCAGCCTGACCCCGCGGACATTGCATTCATGCGCTGTCGACCACGCTTGAGTGATCTCCCACACCCATATCGCTGCTGCGATCAGGACGCAAAGGAGCGACAGCCTCCCGTACCGTGAAGCGAGAATTGGCCTTCTGGGCACTCTTCACCTCCGAAAGATCGATGTTACGGACTTCATTGATGCCACGCGTAGTTGCTCCCGAAATAATAAGTGGCGACTATTTTCGTTCCACGCGTGGGGTACCAGTCCAGCAGACGCCCCAGATACCAGGCGTAGAAATCTGCTGCGGCATAGACGACAGCTGCTATGAGCGCAGCCTTGGGCACGGTGACGCCGGCAAGAGCCGCGATGGCGGCACCCAGCGCCCCCAGCTTCGGAACTCCGTCGCCGATGATGTCAATGAGTCTCCGCGTATTTTTGCGACTAAGTTTCAGCGTGCAACTCCACGAGCCGCACGTCAGTGAGGTCTTGTTGTATTTGGCGATGGGCTTGCGCCCGTCGAGGTCATAGCGGTTCACCGGATCGGCAGGATAGGCGTAGGCGGTGGTGTTGGCGCCGTATACGGGGTCGACGCTGAGGAACCGTCCGACGACGGGATTGTAGAGGCGTGCTCCCATGAGGACGACGCCGCTGAGGGTGCCCGATGCTCTCTGGTAGCGGCCCAGGGCTCCGTAGAGTGTGGCAGCTGTATCTGTTGATGGATTGCCGAACTCGTCGTAGTGCTGGACGGTAGTGGCCACAGCTGTGTCGAGGGGCTGCTGGACGGTGATGTCGCCGTGAATGTTCGCCAGTTGCAGGACGGTCGTCCCGGAGCTGGTTGTGATCGCGGTGAGCGCGCCCGTTGCGTCCTTGACGTAGCGGCTGGTCGTGTTTCCGTTCTGAGTCCAGCTGGGACTGTCGGAGGTGTCACTGTAGTGGTGTGTCGCTGTGCTGCCAGTGGTCCAGGTGCCGTCGGTGGTCTGAGCCTGGGTCTTTTGGACGGCGAGGCGGCCGTTCGGGTCGAGATCCCAGACATTGCGGCTGGTGCCGACGGTCTCGGTGTGGACCTGGTCGTTGGTGTAGTACGACAGGGCCGTGTTGCCGCTGGTGGTAGTGCGACCGAAGGCGTCGTAGGTGTAGCCGGAGTTCACCAGTCGGTCGGCTGAGTCGTAGCTGTAGGACGCGGTGGCCGAGATGGTGTCGTCGGTGCTGCTGTCGCAGTCGTCCGAGCTGGTCTTCAACGCGGTGCGGTTGCTGCTTGCGTCGAAGCTGTAGCCGCGGGTGGTGCAACCGGTGCCAGTGCTGTCGGCGGCCTCGGTGAGGCGGCCGGCATTGTCGTAGTTGTAGTCGGACTGGGTGGTGGAGCCGTCGGTTTGTGTATGACCGGTCTGTCGGCCGGTCACCGCGTAGCCGGCGGTGTCGGAGGTGACGGTGGTGCCGTCGGAGGTGGTGTAGGCCCGGCCGGTCTGCTGGCCGGTGGGGTCGGTGCTGACGGTCAGGGTGTAGCTGCCGGGCAGGGTCTCGGAGGTGAGGTTGCCGTCGGCGTCGTAGGAGGCGGTGAAGGTGCCGGCGACCGAGTCGGTCAGGGTCTTCATCTGGCCCGCGGTGTTGTACGTGTAGCTGACCGTGGATGGGGCCGAGTCGGTTGTCTTCACCGGGCGGTTGAGGATGTCGTACGTCGTGGTGGTGCTGTTGCCGGCGCCGTCGTCGTACGTGGTCAGATGCCCCAGGGCGTCATAGGTGTAGCTGATGCTCTGGCCGTTCGAGGTCTGCTTCGCGATCTGGCCGTTGTCCTTGTCGTAGGTGAGGCTGATGGCGGAGGTGTCCGCACCGGTGCCGCCGGTGACCGCTGTGTTGACCGGCCGGCCGGCGTCGTCCGTTGTGGTCGTGGTCGTCCGGGTCACGCTGTTGGCGGTCTCCGCCTTCGTGGCGACCTGGCCCCAGCGGTCGTAGGTGTAGACGGTGGTGACCGCTTGCGTGGGGTTGCTGCCGCCGCCGGTGATGGCGGCCGCCGGCGCGGTCTTGCACAGCAGGCCGGCCCATTCCACGGAGTGGCAGGTGCCGGTGGCGTCGGCGCTGTAGTAGGTGTACGTCAGCGTGTCCGCGTCCGAGCCGGAGGATCCAGCGGTGCGGGTGGTGGCTACCCGACCGGCATCGTCGAACGTCGTCTCTGTGGCGCTGGCATCGCCTCCGCTTGTGGACCGCTGCTGACCGGTCGACCAGTCGTAGGCTGCCGTCGACTTTTCGGTGTCGGCATCCACGGCGTGGCCCGGGATGGCCGCTCCGGTGACGATGGACGTCACCAGTCCGGAGACTGCGGCCGTTTGCAACCTGTCCTCGTCGTAGGTGTACGACGTGTGGGTGCGTGCCGGGATCACCGTTCCGGCGGGCAGGGTGCTCTCAGAAGTGGAGCCGGTCAGCTCTTGGGTGAGGGTGACTTGGTGCAGTGGGCCGTACTCGTCGGTTATGCGTTCGCCGTCGGCCGAGTACTGCGAGACCGTGGCCAGTTGCTGGGCACGATCGGCGGTGGACAAGCCGTCGAGGCCGAGGGTGGCGAGGTCGGCGTCGGAACTGCTCAGTGCCAGCTCGCGGTTGGCTGCGGTGAGTTCGGTGACCGTGTTGCCGTAGGCGTCGTATTCGGTGGTCGTGATCGCACTGCCGGCGGTGGCGGTGTTGGTCTCCTCGCCGTCTGCGTTGATGTAGGTGATGGTGGCGCGGTCGTACGACGATGCGGTCAGGTCGCTTCCGGAGTGGGATGTGGGTGTGGAGTCGGCCGGGAAGACCGCGGTGGCATCCGTGGGCGCCTCGTCCTGGGCCCAGGTGGCGACGGTGGTCGCGTCCATCTGGTTCGGGGCGGTGCTGCCCGAGAGCGGAACGTCGTAGACGACGGAGGTGGTCGCCGTGCCCGAGGAGCCTTCCGCCAGGAGCGGCCGGGATGCGCTGAGCAGCATGCCCGCGCCCGCAGTGAGGGCGGATCCTGCCTTGCCGTAGGTGAAGGTCCAGGGCAGCTCGCCCGGCTTGCTGAGGGTGGCGACGCGGCCGTCGGAGTCGTAGGTGTACTCGGTCTTCAGCGCAGGGCTGATTCGCGGGTCCCACACCTGGCGCAGCTGACCCGAAGCTGCGTAGGCGTAGGAGGCGACGGTCTCGGCGGTGGCTGTGTTCGCGCCGGGGGTGGTGGCCCACAGCTTGATGGCCTTCACCTGTCCCTTGTAGTCGCCGAGGGCGCCGTTGGTGGCGGTGGTGGTGTCGGCGTAGACGAACTCCAGGACGCGGCAGCCCTTGGTGGTGGGCTGGCTCCGGCAGGTCGTGGCCGTGACCGCACTGTTCGGTGAGATCACGTATGTCGGGCGGGCCAGCGTTTTACCATCCGGCGTGATCGCCTCTGAGACGGTGGTCACGGTCGAGTCGTCGGCCGCGGACGCCAAGGACGACAGCGTCCATGTGGTAGCGGCGTCGGTGGCCTTGGCGAACACATAGGTGTTCGCGTCTGTGTCGCTCAGCGTGAACGTCAAGCCGGACAGTGCGCCCGCCAGGGTGAGTGACTCGGCCCCGGTCTGGGGCGCCCAGCCACCGTTCGACGTCGCGGTGAACGCGACCGATGAACCGTCCGCGCTCAGCAGTTCCAGTGAGGTGGCGGAGGTCTTGCGGATCTGCGTGTAGTCGCTCGCCTCGCCGGTGACGGAGGACACCCAGCCGGGGCCGAAGATTTCCGCTTCGCCTTCGGTGTCGTTGCTGTTGGCGCGCGAGGAGTAGGTGCGCTCCACACTCGCAGCGAAAGCCGTGGCGTCGGTGGCCGACAGGGTGTAGTCGCCGGTGAGTTCGTTGACCGTGCCGGGTCCGACCTCGGCGGTCGGGGCTGTGCCTGCGTCGCGGTCGAGGGTGACCTCAACGATCTGGGAGTGCCCGGTGGTGGTGCCGTCGGTGAACGCGGCCCGCAGCTGGATCATGCCGTCCTCGGGCAGCGAGGCCACGGTGTTCCACACCAGTTTGGTCGCGGTGCCGCCGGTGACCTTGACCGGCCAGGCGGAGACCGTGTCGCCGGAGGCGGTGACGTTACCGACGGGGACCGTGTGCCACTCGTCGTCGGTCTCGCCGCGCCGGTATTGCCAGGTCACTCCCGTGTAGGTGGTGAGCCCCTTCGCCGAGAGCGTCAGACGGCGGGCAGTCGTGTCCCCGTCGGACGGTGAAATGATCGCCGCGCCATCGGCGCCGACGCCGAAGCTGTAGGCGGTCGTAGATGAAGAAAGGTTTCCGCCGGAGTCGACCGTGCGGGCGTACAGGGTGTGCCAGCCGTTCGCCGGGTCGATGCTGATCGTGGCCGCGTCACCGCCGGTGCCGTCGGTGGTGTCCAGCTTGCTGTGCGGCAGCGAGGAGTCATCCAGGCCCCAGGAGTAGCCGGCGCCGTCGGAGGAGGAGGTGTCGAGCGTGCAGGACACCGCGCTGCCGGCCTTGGCCGTCCAGCCGTTCTCCTCGTAGGTGGCGCAGGACACGGTGGGCGCGGCGGGCTTGCCGGTGTTCATCACGAAGGTGGTGTAGCCCGACCAGGAACCGTAGTCCGTGCCGTCATAGGCGCGGACCCGGTAGCGCAGGTGCACGCCCGCCGGGAAGGCGCTGGCCGACGGGATCGTCAGCTTCGCCGTTGATCCGGAGGCCACCGATGAGGTGGTGCCGGTGTAGGAGTAGGTGGTGTCGGCATACGCGGGATCGGCGGTGATCTCGAACTGGCCCTTGGTGTTTGATCCGTCCGCGTCGGTCACCTTGGCCGAGAGCGTCGGTGTGAGCGAGGTGACGTACCGCCTTCCGTTGTAGGCGTTGACCTGCGACGGGGAGATCGCGAGCGAGCTCGGTACGGACGGATAGGAGTTGTACGTCACCGTCAAGTGGGGCTCGGTCGAGGCGTCCCCGGAGGCGTAGTTGGCCGAGCGGAACCGGCGCCAGGTGGTGGAGTCTGTCTCGTCCGCCCCCGCGATGCGCAGGCCGTAGTTGCTGGAACCGTCCGCCCAGGCCTGCACGATGTTGTCGATGTCGAAGTTCATCGTGCCCGCCGGGCAGGAACTGCTGTATCCCAACGCCGCCTTGTTCGTCACCGCGTCAGTGCTCGTGGTGGACGGCTGGGTGGACCAGGTGATGTCGGAGGACGACCAGGACGTGGTGATCCTCCGCACCTGCGTGCCCGCCCCGGAGGTGGAGCAGGTCGAGGAGTAGTACGAGTACAGGGCGAGGTTGGTGTCGGTGATGTGCTTGCCCTTGAACGCCGACACGTCGAACTTCAGGTAGGAGCGGGCCTTCGTGCTGCCTGCGTCGTACGTGCCCGACTTCAGCTCCGTGGAGGAGACTTGTGAGTCGGGGTAGTTGGTGGCCACCCAGGTGTCCGTGGTCACTGCCAGGGTGGAGGTCGGGTCAACAGTGACCGGGTAGGTCAGGTCCTGCTTGAAGTAGTCAGTGTCAGGCGTGAGGACGAGGGTCTGGGAGCCGTCGTCGGCGGTCTCGACCTTGGTGGTGACCTTCGCCTGGTGCTTGGACTCGCCGGAGGTATCGTCCTTGGATGAGTCCCACATCATCGGCGCCGGCGCCTCGGCCACCAGCTTGCCGTCGGCGTCCTTCAGCAGCAGATGGCCCGAGTCGGCCACCGACAGTTTCAGCCCCGTCAACTGCAGGGGAATACGGTAGGCGAGGTCCCCGTCGGGCGCGGCATCGAGGACGATGTTCTGGCTGAAGCCCTGCGCCAGCGCGGTCACCGTCAGCGTCTGATGGTCGCCCAGGTCGTAGGAGGCGGTGTCGTCCTTCACGTCCGGCGTGGGCAGCTTGGACTCCCACCCCATGCCAAAGGACTTGCTTCCCTTGGTCACCGACGCCAGATCGGTGTCGCCGCCGTCGGAGACGGCAATGTCGGCGGCCGCCACGTCCGGTTCCAGAGACGGCCCGGTGTCCGACAGCGCGGTGTCGATGTCCCGCCAGCCGCCGTCCACCTTCTGCCGCACCGGCCCGGCATACGTGGATGTCTGCAATTCCCCGGTGGGCAGCGCGTACGTGGTCGAGGTCGCCGTCCGCTGCGAGGTCACCTCGATCTTCCGGCCTTGCAGACGCGCCATCAGCAGCGCCGCCGCCATGGAATCTGCCGACGATGCGGCGGGCTTCGTCTCCGACGAGGCAGCCAACGCATCCGTCGCCGCGGAACCGACCGCGAACGCCGCGCCCGTCTCCAGCGACACCAGCGCCGTCTCGGCCGCGAGGACCGCTGCCACCGCGACTGCCGTACGTCTCAGCAAAGCGCGCGAACTTCTCGCCCGCCCCCCTGAAGCTGGGAAGAACCTTCTCCCCTTGAGTCTCATCACAGCTCCCGTGATCACCATGCGGAACCTTTTGCTCCGCAAGCTGGGTGAGCATAAAGGAGGGAAACCGTGAAGGATTCATCACGCCAACTTCACCGTCACCATAAGGAAACCCAGATCCACTCCCACCCTCTTGACACGCACAGCACGGGGACACGCGGGGTCCTCCGCCTCGGCGGAATGACGACGCGACCTACGCCCGGTACAGACCCTTGGGATCGATTTACACCCAGATCAGGAGCACGGGCGGGAGGACCCATCACCTGTCCTCGACAGCAGTAAGCGTGATGATCTTGTAACAAGTGGCCGCCGTCTTAGGACACGCAGATCAATAACCCATGGCTTTCCAGTCGATGGTTCGCTGGTCTGGCATGAGCGAGTCGGACGAGCAACGGAGGCACTGGCGGCGAAGTTCGCGGCGATTCTGCCGCACCTGGACGAGCGGCAGCGTCGTCTGCTGATAGGGGCGGAGGCCCGGTCGCTCGGTCACGGTGGGATCAGGGCTGTTGCCCGTGCCGCTGGTGTCCGTGAGGGCACTGTGTCGCTCGGCGTGCGAGAACTTGATTCCGGTGAGGCTCCGTTGGGACGTGTCCGCCGGGCTGGTGGCGGCCGCAAGCGCCTGGTTGACCGCGAGCCAGCACTGCAGGATGCGCTTTTGGCTCTCGCCGAGCCCGATGTGCGCGGGGATCCCATGTCACCGCTGCGCTGGACGTGCAAATCCACCCGCAAGCTCGCCGATGAACTGGCTCGTCAGGGATACCGGATCGGCCCGGACACAGTGAACAACCTGCTGCGCGAGGAGGGCTTCAGCCTGCAGGGACGACCAGGCCCGCCATCACCAGGACGCCGGGCAGCCGGTGATCAGCGTGGACACCGAGAAGGCGGGCGGGGGGACCGCGTCGAGCAGGGGCAGCAGCTCAGCTGGATGACGCCGTTGCGAACGCAGCACCCCACCGCCCGCACCACCAGCAACGACACCACGCCCACCCGGCCAACCGGCCGCCCCGAACCCCACTAGCCTCCCCAGACCCTGCCGGGATCTTGCAGTGCCATCATGTTCCTCGGCGTGGGGGCGCGCAGCAGCGAGAGGAATCCTGCCGGTGGGACGCCCCGACAAGGCCGCGCGCGCCGCCATCACGCAGCGGCGAGCGGACGCCATCGACCTACACCTGGCTGGCGTCGACTGGCTCACCGTCGGCCGCAAACTCGCCGCCGACCCCGCCATCAACTCCGACCGGATCGCCTACCCGCAGGGCTACGGCATCGATCGGTACAACAAGGGCCTCGAACCACCCACGGACGCCCAGCTCATCCACGCCGCCTGCAAAGACGTCCGCCTAGCCCTGAAGGAACGCACCACCGACCTGGAGGGCAAGGTCGAGGAGATGCGCGCAGTCGACAACCTGCGCCTGGACCGACTGTTCTTCGTCGCCTACCGCCAAGCCGTCAAGGACGGCAACCTCAACGCCATCGACCGCGCGGTGCGCATCCTCGAACGCCGCGCCCGCCTCAACCGCCTCGACAAGGAAGCCCCCTCCAAGGCCCTCACCCCGGAGACGGCAAATGGCGAGCTGACGTCTGTCGCCCTCGACGAACTCGAAGCCCTGATCGGCATATCCGAGGAGGCCGCGCATGGCTCGGAGGAGTAGCCCCGAACGCGAAGCCGCGCTGCTCACCGCCTACCGGGGCAAGCCGCCAGCGCAGCGCCGCGTCATCGCCGCGAAGGCATCGCCCGAGCTGCGCGTCCAGCTCGCCCGCATCGAACGCACCATCGCCCTGGACGCCTCCCCCGGCGCGATGGCCGCCGTCCTCACCGAGCGCCGCGAGATGCAGGCCCGCCACCTCCACCTCATCGACCAGGCATGGATCGACATGGCCGAGGGTCGCGCCGACCGCGTGATGATCACCATGCCGCCCCGTCACGGAAAGTCCCGTCGGGCCTCCCGCTGGGCGCCCCTGTGGTACCTGCGCCAGCACCCCGACCGCCGCGTGATGATCGCCTCCTACTCCGGAGACCTCGCCGAGGAGCACTCGCGGTGGATCCGCGACGCCATCGAGACATGGGGCGATGAGCTCGGCATCCACCTCAACCCATCCAGCCGGGCGGCGATGCGCTTCGACATCGCAGGCCACCAAGGCGGCCTCGTCGCGGCCGGCATCGGCGGCAGCCTTACCGGCAAGGGCGCCACCATCGCCCTCGTCGACGACCCCGTGCAGGACATGGCCTCCGCCGACTCGCCCAGCATGCGCCGCAAAACCTGGGAGTGGTGGCAGTCCGTCCTACAGACCCGCCTGGAGCCGGACGGCGCGATCTGCGTCATCCAGACCCGCTGGAACGAAGACGACCTCGCCGGCCGCATCCTCGCCGACGCGCAGGCCAACGAGTGGAAGATCATCGACCTGCCCGCGCTCGCCGACAGCGACACCGACCCGCTCGGCCGCAAGCTCGGCGAACCGCTGTGGCCCGAACGCTTCGACGCAGAGCACCACGCCACCACCCGCCGCCGCGTCGGCGAACGCGTCTGGGCCGCGCTCTACCAGCAAAAGCCGCGCCCGCCGGAGGGCGGCGTGTGGCAGCGGGCCTGGATCACCGACCACCGACTCACCACCGTCGAGTTCGGCGGCCTCGACATGGCCCGCGTCATCGTCGCCGTCGACCCCGCCGGCGGAGAGTCCGCGATCGGCGACGAGACCGGCATCATCGGCGCAGCACGCGGCTACGACGGTCACCTGTACGTCCTCGAGGATCACTCCGGGAGCATGGGCGCGAACGACTGGGGCCGCACGGCCTGCCTCCTCGCCCTCGCCCTCAAGGCCGACGCGATCGTCGTCGAATCCAACTACGGCGGAGACATGGCCAGACAGGTCCTCTCCCAGGCATGGGAGCAGCTGCGCCGCGAAGGCTCCACCAACGGCGCCCTCATGCCCCGCGTCCTCGAAGTCACCGCCAAGGTCGGCAAGCGCCTGCGGGCCGAACCCATCGCGCAGCTGTACGAGCAGGGCCTGGTCCACCACGTCGGCACGCACGTAGCCCTGGAGGACCAGATGGTCACCTGGGTGGTCGGCATGGACAGCCCTGACCGCATGGACGCCGCGGTCCACGGATTGACCGAACTCGCCGACCCCGACCAGCTCGCCGCCGTGGCCGGACACATCCACGACGACCGCCTTGGCGGACGCCGATAACCCCCCGGAAACGGCCCCATAAAGCCCAACGGCACAGCCGAGCGCCGAAACCGGCCCCGGCTGCTAGCCTTCCGGGCCATGTCGATCAGGGGGAAAGTGGCCGTGGCCGTCGCCATCTGCGCGGCCGTCGTCGCCGGCGTAATCCTGCTGTGGCCGGGCTCGTCTCAGGCACCCGCAGCGCCCACCTCGGACCAGATCAAGGCCTCCGCGCAAGTCCGCCTGGACGCCTCGGAGAAGGCGGGGCGCACCGCCCGGGAGAACCTGCGGGCTACCGGCAAGACTCCCGACGATGCGCAGTGCCAGGCCGCATGGGACAACCTGCTCGGCTCGGAGAAGCAGGGCCTGCGCAAGGCGACGTGGATGCATGGCTGCGCCGACGCACCCGGCCCTGTAGGCGGATAGGGGTCCCAGATCCATATGGTCCGGGACCCCGAATACCTTCAAGGCTTGGTTCGCCTCTTATGTCACGGTGAACGTCACAGACTTTGTGATCGTCCCGCCACACTTTGGCGCGCCTTCCTTGGCTGTGATCCGATAGGCGCCCTTTGGTGTTGATCCGCCCACCTTGAAGGTCGTCTGCCATCCACCCTGTGAACCGACGCTCGGGCTAGCCGACGGCGTGTTGAAGATGCCTTTCGAACCGTAGGGCAAGGAGATCTGCACGGTTCCTCCGGCCTGCCAATTGTTTCCCTTGATTAGGAAATTAGCGCCTACAGGCCCGCTGCCGGGGGTGATGTAAATCGATGGCGCGCACTCGCCCGCCTTCGTTCCCGTGCTCGGGGCCAAGTAGACAAACTGCGCGGTAGCCGCGCCACCGCTACCCGTGATGGCGGATACGTCGATCACCAGTCGGTTGTCCCCCAAGTTGGGGATGGTGATGGTCGTCCGGAACGTCCCACTAGAGTTCGGAGCAGCAGTGCCGACTGGCGTGCCGCCGTTGATCGTGATTGGCGTCTGGATGCCGCGAGATCCGTTTTCTTCCCATCCGCTCCCGGTGACTGTGACCTTCGTCCCCGCAGTGCCGTGCGTTGGGTTTATACTGATGGATTCCCCGTAAGCGGAGGCCGTTGATGGGAGGAGCAGCAGGGCGAGCCCGAATGTCGCCAGAACGGCCAGGAAGATGGTGAAGCGTCGTTTCATGATTCTTGCTCTCCTAGTGCAGTCGGGCGCTACTTATCAACCGACACGTAATAGTCCGGCCCGCACAGGCGGTGCGACGCAACCGAATAGGGAGAGAGTGGGCTGGGCTACGTCCCATGGCTAGGGACCTTCACCCCGCTCAGCGAAGCAGCAATGCAAGTCCTGGGCTTCGCGATCGAATGCGCACAGCTGCGGACATCCGCTTTTATCCACCTTGTCCAGGCTACGTTGAGCCACCGAGAGCCGCTACCCGAGAGTGTTCCATCCGGCGTTCGGGAGACGTGTGGTAATCACCGCGCGCGCTGGCCTGGCCATGCCGCGCGGGGGTCCCATTCCGCTGGTGCTCGACGCCAAACGACGCACGTCGTGGGAGTACTCGTTGCCTCGTTGTGGAGGCAGCCGACGAGAAGGCTGGCCGTATCCTGGTCGGCGCGGGCGCGGGGCCTTGCACGCCTGGAGGGGCAACCGTGAGGCACCTGCGTGAACTGCTCATCGACGCCTGGTCGTGGCTCAACTACAAGCAAGCGATGGCCCACCCCGCGCGGCCGGGCCATCACGCGTTCCCCGAGCTGAACACCTCGTGGGTGCCCGCCGAGGACCTGCGCCGCCTAGCCGCCTACAAGTTCCTCGCCGCGTACGACTCCAACCAGGCCGGGCAGCTGGCCTCCGTAACCGGTGACGACCACCACGGCGTGGAGCGCCGCGAGTTGGGCGACCCGTCCAAGCTGATCGACACCACCCTCAGCTACCTGCTGGGCGCCGAGCAGACCATCGTGGTGCCCGGCGCCGAACATCCCGACGCCAGCGACGAGCCCACCCCGGAGGCCAGGGCGGCGGTCGACCTGCAGGACAAGCTGCGCTCCTGGGCCGACAAGGAGCTGCTGCCGCTGCGCATGCAGCAGGCCGAACGGTGCGCGGTGCGCTGCGGGGACAGCGTCTACACCCTGGCGTGGGAGCCGGCCAAGCGGCGTGTGCTGTTGCGCACCTACGACCCTGGCTGGTACTTCCCCGAGTGGGACGAGGGAGAGCAGGACGCCCAGGAGTACCCGCAGCGCGTGCACTTCGCGTGGGAGCTGCCCGCCGACCCGGTGCGCGGCCTCAAAGACCGCGTACGGCGCATCACCTACGAGCTTGGCCCGATCGGGCCCGCGACAGCGCCCGGCCAGACCAGCGACGGCCGAGCAATCCGTGAGCAGGTGGCCGGCGCCGACGGCGACCCCGTGCTGACTGTCGGTGACACCCTCGACCCGCTCACCGGTACGGTGACCCGCACCTACCCGTGGGCGCCGGGCAAGCCCTCCTCGACGACGTGCTACCTGACGGACGCCGAATGGCTGCTGGAAGACCTCGGCTCCGCACACGACGTGTTCAGCCTGCCCGCCGATAAGGCCGCCTACCGAGTGCGCTCCGACGGCCAGGCCCTCGACCGCCTCGACCTCATGGTGGACTTCATCCCGGTCGTGCACGTCCCAAACTCGATCCCCGACGTCGGCGAGCACTGGGGCAAGTCCACGCTGGCGGCCGTGCTTCAGCTGCTGGACGAGCTGCAGGCCACCGACACAGACAGCGCCTCCGCCTCGTCGACCACGGGCACACCGATCGTGGCCCTCGCCGGGGCGCGGCTGCCCATCGACCGATCCACCGGCCAGCCACTGCCCGTGCGCGTGGAAGCCGGGACGGTGTGGCAGTTGGCCGACAACGGCCGCATGGACACCCTGGACACCTCGGCGCAGCTTGCCGAACTCCGCCAGCGCGTGAACCACCTGCTTGACCGGCTGGCCTCCAACACTCGCCTGACCACGGCCGGGCTCGGCACCCTCGATGTGGCCAAGGTGCCGTCCGGATACGCGCTGCAGCTCGCCCTGGGCCCTCTCGACTCCCTCGTCAGCGCGATGCGCCTGGCCCGTGACCACAAGTACGTGCTGCTGCTGCGCATGGTGCAGCGCCTGCACCAGGCTGGGCAGGAGTGGCCCGCCGGCGAGTCGCTGCCCGCCCGCCTGGTGTGGGGTGCGCACACCCCCACCGACCGGACCACCGTCCTCAACGACGTCACCGCGGGCTACGCAGCGGGCGTGTTCTCCTTGGAAACCGCAGTGCGGATGCTGCAGGAAGCCGGGTACCCGATCGAAGACGTTGCCGAGGAGATCGAGCGAATTCAGAAGCGGGACTTCGACCAGGCCGCCCGGCTTGCCGACGCGACCGGCGACAACGTGGCCGTACGCGAATACCTGGGCCTGCCCGAGGCCGACCCGTTGCCCGCGGTGCCGCTCGTCGAGCCTGGCCAGCCCGCACAGGACGGGCCACCAGCCAGTCAGTCCATTGCCCAGATGCCGACCGGTGCTACCGGGACCATCGGCGTGGTCGGTACCGGGCGCCAATGACTATGGCATCTCAGCAAGTTGGTTACACAGAACTTCTTCCCAGACGGACAATTCCCTCTAGCCTCGAACCATGGATTGGTTCATGGCGGCGGCGGTGGGAGCGGCTGGCGGCGCCTCCATGGAGGCTCTCGACATCATCAAGGCCATCAAGTGGCACCGTCAGATGCCATGGAACGTCCAGTCCGACACCATCGATCCGCCCCAGCGCAGAGCTGATCTCCGGCCCGGCGAGGAGCACCTGCCGGCACCGGGTTGGAAGGCATATTGGTGCGCCGGGGTGCTGCGTCTGTTGGTCAGCGGAGCCCTGACTGGCGTCGTAGCGGCCACCTACCCGCAGAGCACCAATCCGCTGACCTCTTTTCTCCTTGGGCTGGGCGGGCTGTCGGCTGTCCAACAGGTGACCACACTGGTGCCGTTGATGGTCAAGAGCACGGCCCGAGCTGTTCTGGGCGGCGTAGTGGAGGACGCACAGGCACAATCGCAGCCACCCCAACAAGGGGGGGCTCAGCCTGGTCCTGAGTATTCGAACGGTGTGCTCTCGGAGCCCCATGCGGGTGGTCCGTCAGTGGGACATCCAGTACCAGACCGAGGCGTTGCCGCAGAGCAGGATCCGACGGTTGGAGGAGGTTCGGCGTGATGATTGCTGCCGAGTCCTTCGTAGGCCGTGCGCTGGCTGTGTTTTCACGGCGTTCTCCGGGATTCCGGCCACCCGTGAAGACTTCCGGCCTGCCGTCCGCGGTGGGTAACCGTGCTGCGTCTCCGCTCGTTCCATTGCCAGATGTCCCTCATGAGGCCGAAACTTCCGATGCCAGGCGAGCCCAGAACGATGCTGTGGGTCGGAACTTGATTGCCGCGTCGGCGAATTGGATGGCCAAGCCTCCACATGAGCGACTCCGTTCCCGTCATGCCCTTCGAGAAGTCGCGCAGGCGCTGGAGGGTGCCGCCGAGGTTCTTGACGACTCCGTTCCTCGATTCCCTGACGACCCTCGCTCCGGCACAGCCCGAAAATTCCCGAGTGCCTACCTACTCGTCGACAGCCTCCGCCGCGCGTACACCAAGGTCCACGAACTCGCCAGCAGCCTCGCCAGCGACGACGACCTTGCCGCCGCCCAAGACCATGCCCGCCAACTTCGCGGCACCCTCATCTATGAACTCCGCTTCCTACCCGCCCAGGCCCAGGGCGAGTTCCTCCACACACCCGATGGCCTCGTCCAACGTGATTCATTCCACGCCGCCCTCGATCTTGACGCCTACGGCCCCGTCCAGAAGATCGCTGTCGCCCTCATAGGCCAACTGCTTTCGGCACGCGCCAATCTGATTGACGGGGCGAATAACTTCGTTGGCGTCGATCTCACCTCCGTGGATCCCGGTGAGATCGATCTCGCTTGGGTTCGTTGGGACAATGACACACAGTGGCCCACCCCTCAATGGGAAGCTCGCGTGCGCAGAGTGTCCGAAGAGACCCATCCTGGATCCGGGGTCTTCATCGTCCGGCCTGAAGCGGGTCACAACTTCGCCGACAGCAGTTCAATGGCACCAATCTCGTGAGACGGGACACCTACTCAGGTTGAACTGGTGGAGTCCGGTGGCCCGTGACGGTTCTTGATCGTTGCGCTACGACGTCGTCATGCGGTACGCGCATGGGGGCGGGCTGACGCCCAAGGAGCAGGAAAAGCGGGAGCGAGTGCGTCTCGAAGCGGCCGAGCGGTTCGCTCGTGGTGAGAAGACCGAGGCCGTTGCGAGGGAGCTTCGGGTGACGTCGCGGTCGGTGCGACGTTGGCGGCGGGAGTGAGAGGAGGGCGGTGCGGACGCCCTGCGCTCGAAGGGGCCGGCCTCGGTGGAACGGCTGAGCCCCGGGCAATGGGAGGGGCTAGAGCGGGAGTTGAAGCGTGGACCGCTCGCGCACGGCTGGGACGACGAGTTCCAGGAGTGGACGCTGAAGCGGGTCAAGCTGCTGATCGGGCGGATGTTCCAGGTCGGGTACACGGTCCAGGGCGTGTGGAAGCTGTTGCGGCGGCACGGCTGGTCCGCGCAGGTGCCCCTGCGGCGGGCGATCGAACGCGACGACGAGGCGATCGAGGTGTGGAAGGGCGAGGTGTGGCTGCAGGTGCCGGGCCCTCGGCATGTTCAGTTGCGGCAATCCGCAAGCCTTGCGCTTCGTTTACTTGAACCGGCAATTGCTGATGCGCTCTGCCGCAGCCGAGCGGGGCTCGTTTGAGGGCGTCTCGCCGCGCACACCAACCTGGGCCTCTTCGCCGTGCGAGAAGGCGATAAATTGGATAATTTGATACGTGCATCCATATAAGGGTTAAGTGGGTTATGCATGCTCTTGCGTGTCTTCCGCTGGAAGGCGGAGGCTCAATTCTCATCGAAGCGACGGAAAGCCCCACCGATGGTCCGATCAAGGCCGGACGGGCCGGTGAGGTGATCCACGAGTTGCCAGTGAGTCTGCAGGCGGCACTGGCTCCGGTTACGGACATGGCTCGAGTGGCGTTGGAGCGGTTGCGGCAGGCGAGCCCGGATGACGTCAGCATCGAGTTCGGGGTCAACCTGGCGGCCCAGGCCGGTGCCGTGATCGCTAAGAGCGAGGCGGGCTGCCATCTGAAGGTGACCGTGACCTGGCACGCCGTATCCGACGATGCTGCCGACTGACTGCCGGGGGTATTGATGACATCCGCAGATACTACTGGTTCCCACTCCGGCAAAGGCAGCAGAGCGAGGATGCAGGGGGCAGTGGCGCAGATTCTCTCCGCCGAGGGCGTTGTGGCGGGGGCGGGTTTCCTGGTCGCCCAGGACGTGGTGGTCACCTGTGCGCACGTGGTGCGTGATGCCGGGAGTGATCCAGGCATGGGGGTGCAACTACGTTTCCCGCAGGCTCCGGGAGCACCACGGCCGGTGGGGCAGGTGCTAGTGGAGCCATGGCGAGCGCCGGACGGGGACGATGTGGCCGTCATTCGCCTGCCGGGCGCACCAGAAGCGGTGGAGGTGTTGGCGCTGGGGTCTGCGGAGGGGTGTCGGGGACATGAGGTGCGCTCCTTCGGATTTCCGGCCCAGGCCCCGCGCGGCGGTCACTTCGGCTACGGAAGAGCTGGCGATGTGCTCCCCGCCGCCGAAGGCAGTAGTAGTGGCGGACTTTTACAGCTCACCAGGGCCAACGACCTGACCACCGGGTTCAGCGGCGGACCAGTTATCGATGAGGTGACTGGCCTGGTCATCGGCATGGTCACCTCTATCACCGCACCCGACGTACATCAGCGGGGCCAGGACATCGCCTATGCCACACCCACCGAGACCCTGCGCTCGGTCTGTCCCGACCTGGCCGAGCGCCAGGTGTGCCCCTATCGCGGCCTGGAGCCCTTCACTGCCGAGCATGCAGACTTCTTCCACGGCCAGGAAGCAGCGGTGGACGGAGTGCTGGCAGCTCTGACGACCCAACAGCACACCCTCCTGCTCGGGCCCTCAGGATCGGGCAAGTCGTCCCTCATTCAAGCCGGGGTGCTGCCAGCCTTGGCCAAAGGCCGCCTGCCAGGCAGCGACCGGTGGCTGCCGGTCGTCCTCCCCCGCCCCGGACAGGACCTGCTGGCCGAGCTGGACCATCATGGCCTTTCCGGAGCCGCCACCGACGGCATCGCGGCCGCGGTGCAACAGCGTCTGGATGCCGAATCCACGTGTGAGCGGATCGTGCTGGTCATCGACCAGCTCGAAGAGGTCTTCACCCCGCCCAGCTCCGCGCCAGAAGCCGATCCGGCAGCACCCAGCCCGATTCCATCCGACGCGCCGCTTGCGGCGCTGGAACAGGTCACGGCGGTGCTCGGCTCGCGTATACCAGTGAGCGTGATACTGGTGATGCGGGACGACTTCTACCCGCAACTGGCCGCCCAAGCCCCGGCGCTGCTGGAAGCCGCGGCAGCCGGCCTGGTCAACGTACCCGCAACTCTCAGCACCCACGACCTCCTAGCCATCGTCACGCGACCCGCTTATGACGCCGGCGCAGGTTTCGAAAGAGGCCTCGCGGAGCGCATCATCGCCGACGTCCTGGCCACCGACCTCCAGGGCACCGGCCGCGCACCCATCACCCTGCTCGCACCACTGGAACTCGCCCTGAGCCGACTGTGGGAGCGCCGCACGGACGGCCGTCTCACCCACACTGCCTACGAGCGCATCGGCCAGATCGCCGGCAGCCTGGCCAACTGGTGCAACTCCGCGATCAGCAGTCTCCCCGAGGATCATCACGCCGCCGCCCGACGTATTCTCACTGCCCTGGTCCGCCCCGCCGACGAGGCCCACCACATCCCCGCCACTCGCCAGCAAGTCCCCCTCGACACCCTGCGGGAACTTGCCGCCGACACCTCCCCCATCCCACCAGCCAACGCCCATGAGATCACCGAGACGGTACTGGCTACCCTCACCCGGCACCGCATCATCATCACCCACGCCCGTGACCCTGGCCCCCCACCCGCCGACCTGGTAGCCGAGCTCATCCACGACACCCTCACCAACAGCTGGCGTGAACTACGCAACTGGGTCGCCGAAGACCACCGATTCCACACCTGGCTCCACCGCGCCGGAGTGTCGCAGGCCCGCTGGAACGAGCACCCCCACCCCGACGACCTGCTGCACGGAAGGGACCTGGCAGAGGGTCTTGAGGCGGCCAAGGAGCGCCGACTGCCTCACAACATCGCAGCATTCGTCACCGCCAGCCAACGCAACCAGCAAGCCGCCGTCCGCCGTGCCCGACGCCTCAACACCTTCCTGATCGGCGCGCTCATCCTGACCCTCTTCGCCGCCGGTGTGGCCTACTGGCAACGCCACACCGCCGTCACCGCGCAACACCAGGCCTTGTCCCGGCAACTGGCCACCGAATCCGAAACGCTCATCGACAACGACCCCGACCTGTCCTCCCTGCTCGCCATCGAGGCCTATCGCACCAGCCCCACCGCTGAAGCCACCGCCAGCCTCTACGCGGCAGCAGAGCTCCCTCTACAGCGCCGCCTCACCGGCCACAAATCCACTGTGGGCTCGGTGGCGTTTAGTCCCGACGGTCGTACTCTGGCCAGCGGCAGCTTGGACAAGACGGTCCGGCTGTGGGACGTGGCGACCGGCCGCACCCGCGCCACCCTCACCGGCCACAGAAACGAAGTGGACTCGGTGGCGTTTAGTCCCGACGGGCGCACTCTGGCCAGCGGCAGCGTGGACAAGACGGTCCGGCTGTGGGATGCGGCGACCGGCCGCACCCGCGCCACCCTCACCGGCCACAAAGACGCTGTGACCTCGGTGGCGTTCAGTCCCGACGGGCGCACCCTGGCCACCGGCAGCGTGGACAAGACGGTCCGGCTGTGGGATGCGGCGACCGGCCGCACCCACGCCATCCTCACCGGCCACAAAGACGCTGTGGAGGCGGTGGCGTTTAGTCCCGACAGGCGCACTCTGGCCACCGGCAGCGACGACAAGACGGTCCGGCTGTGGGACGTGGCGACCGGCCGCACCCGATCCACCCTCATGGGCCACACGGACCCTGTGTACGCGGTGGCGTTTAGTCCCGACGGGCGCACCCTGGCCAGCGGCAGCGGGGACTACGACGTGCGGCTGTGGGATACGGCGACCGGCAATACCCGCGCCACCCTCGTCGGCCACGGATCCGGCGTGTTCGCGGTGGCGTTTAGTCCCGACGGGCGCACTCTGGCCAGCGGCAGCGAGGACTACACCGTGCGGCTGTGGGATACGACGACCGACAATACCCGCGCCACCCTCGTCGGCCACGAACTCGGCGTGTTCGCGGTGGCGTTCAGTCCCGACGGGCGCACCCTGGCCAGCGGCAGCAAAGACAACACGGTCCGGCTGTGGGATGCGGCGACCGGCCGCACCCGCGCCACCCTCACCGGCCACAAACACGTTGTGACGTCGGTGGCGTTTAGTCCCGACGGGCGCACTCTGGCCAGCGGCAGCGTGGACAAGACGGTCCGGCTGTGGGACGTGGCGACCGGCCGCATCCGCGCCATCCTCACCGGCCATAAAAACGCTGTGAACGCGGTGGCGTTTAGTCCCGACGGGCGCACCCTGGCCACCGGCAGCTCGGACAACACGGTCCGGCTGTGGGACGTGGCGACCGGCCGCACCCGCGCCATCCTCACCGGCCATAAGGGTGCTGTGAACGCGGTGGCGTTTAGTCCCGACGGGCGCACCCTGGCCACCGGCGGCCGGGACAAGACGGTCCGGCTGTGGGACGTGGCGACCGGCCGCACCCGATCCACCCTCACCCACCGCGCATCCTTCGTGTTCGCGGTGGCGTTTAGTCCCGACGGGCGCACTCTGGCCACCGGCAGCTCGGACAACACGGTCTGGCTGTGGGATATGGCGACCGGCCGCACCCGCGCCTCCCTCACCGGCCACAAGGCTCCAGCGACTGCGGTGGCGTTTAGTCCCGACGGGCGCACCCTTGCCACTGGCAGCATGGACAAGACGGTCCGGCTGTGGGACGTGGCGACCGGCCGCACCCGTGCAACCCTCGCCGGCCATGGCTCCACCGTGTTCGCGGTCGCGTTCAGCCCCGACGGGGGCACCCTCGCCACCAGCAGCATCGACAGCACGGTCTGGCTGTGGGATACGGCGATCGGCCGCATCCGCACCACTCTCACCAGCGAGGGATACATCGTGCTCGCGCTGGCATTCAGCCCCGACGGGCATACCCTGGCCACCACCAGCGCCGACAGGAAGGTCCGTCTGTGGGATACGAAGCTGTCTGACCAAACGGGAACTATCAGAGAGATCTGCAAGGCCGTCGGCCGGAACCTCACTGCCGCGGAACGAACAGCGTACTTTGCGGACAAGTCACCTCGTACGGTGTGCCCGTCCTGAGCCGCTGACCGGGCAGAGCGGCCAGTGGTCAGCCGGCGGTTAGGAAGAGGGGCGGCGGTACTCCGGCCTGGTCGCTTGCCCGCGCTTGGCTCTTCCTCGGTTTGGCGGTCAATTGGATCCAGCAGCTGAAGTTTCTGGCCTCCACCTGCGTCGAGCCATCCCAGGTGCTGCTGCTCGTAAGAACCGCGCCATCGCTCCCGCTTTTCCTGCTCCTTGGGCGTCAGCCCGCCCCCATGCGCGTAGCGCATGACGTACCGCAACGATCACGAACCGTCACGGGCCACCGGACTCCACGAGTTCAACCTGAGTACGCCTGCTCGCAGGCCCGTTGCCGTACCCAGGGCTATGGCTACACTGATCGACGGCGCGGGGGCGCTGCTGCTGGAGGACTGGATCCGCATGGACAGGCTGCTGCCCCACCCCCGTACGCCCGTCGGCTATCGGCGTGATGGCCGCCCGATCTTCCCGATTCTGGGCGCGGACCCCACCGACCCGTCCAACCAGCAGCTGCCGCCCGCCCCGCACACCGACCCGGCTACGCCCCTGGCGGGCGGACAGCCGGGCCTGGACCAGGACGTGCTGACCAGGCTGCTGGCCCGCGAGAAGCAGCAGGGTGAACGGGCTGCGGTCCGCAAGCTTGTCGAGCAGCTGGGCTTCGCCAAGGCCGACGACCTGACCGTGTTCGTGCAGCAGCAGCGCGACGCCCAGACCGCTGCTCTGTCCGACCTGGAACGGCGCGAGCAGGCCGCCACCGACGCGGAGAGCCGTGCGGCACAGCGGGAGGGGCAGGCCATCGCCCGTGAGCGCGCCGCGGCACGTCGCGCCGTCCTTGTGGGACTCGGCGCCACCGGCGAGGATTTGGCCGACGCCGAACGGCTCCTCGTGGTCGAGGACGAGGCCGACGAGGTAACCATCGCCGAGGCTGCTGAAGCCCTGAAGGCGCGCAGGCCCGAGCTATTCGGGTCCTCCACCGCCGCGGTGCCGCCCGCTGCGCCTGGTGGCTCTCCTGCAGGCGGGCCGCCACCGCGCGGTGCCAACGTTCCCAAGCCCGGCGCGCACGGCGCCGACATGGCCCGTCAGCGCGGCTTCCTGGCCAGCTCCTGAACCTCCCACCGGCGGGTCAAGGCCGGACCTGTGGGGACCACGCCTCCCTCTCGTGGACGACGCCACCAGCCGGTGAGCGGACGATCACCCGCTTCGTCGCGTCCACGGGAGGACTCATGACCGTTCAGCCGGTCACTACCACCCAGAACCTGACAGCCGACCGATCCTGGCTCGCCAGCCTTCACGGCACCGACTCGGTCGACTCGATCACGCTCGACATGTCCACCTTCACGTCCGGCACCCACTACGTGCCGTCGTCGGACACGGACCTCCCCTACTCACGAGTCCTGTCCGGCATCCCCGTCGGCAAGATCACCGCTAGTGGCTTGTACGGCCTCCACAAGACGGACGCCACGGACGGTCGGCAGAACCTGGCCGGGTTCATCTTCGCCGAGGTCCTGTTCGCGCCGTCACAGACGAAGGTCCCGGCCGCGTTGCTGTGGCACGGCTCGGTGAGGACCGCGAAGCTCCCGGTCGCTGTGGCCGCGGTCGCCCCGTCCGCCACCTGCCAGATCCGCTTCGTGTAAGGAGGCCCTGTCGATGACTGTCCAGGACCTGATCAAGGACATAACCGTGGCGGACCTGACGACGTTCGCCCGCTACATCCCGTCCCCGGCCGACTTCCTGCTCACACAGACCGTGTTCGCCAAGGTGTCCGTGCAGGACGTCATGTGGCGGATCAAGAAGACCGGCCGCTACGTCAACGCCGCGAAGTACCGGTCGTTCGATGCGTCGGTGCCGTTCGCAGACCGGCAGGCGTGGCAGACGTCCACACAGGGCATGCTGCCCTCCCTCGGCCAGAAGCTCATGGTGGGGGAGGTGGAGCTGCTGCTGCAGGAGGCGTCCCGTGGCCAGGACGCATCCCGCCTGGAGCAGCTGCTGTACGACGACGTGGAACGGCACGTCGAGGCGATCAACTCCCGCCTGGAGCTGGCCGCTGGCGACGTTCTCACAGACGGCAAGTTCTCCCTCTCCGCGGAGAACGGCCTCACTCTCGACGTGGACTTCGGTGTCCCCTCGGCGAACATGCCAACCGCGGCAAAGGTGTGGTCCGACCCGACGTCGGACCCGATCGCGGACGAACTGGGCTGGATTTCCTACCTCGACTCCATCAGCGCGCCCCTGCCCGAGCTGGTCTTCACCTCGCGCCGCGTCTACTCCTACCTGGGCGGCAACAACGCCTACCGGGCGGCGTACTACGGGTCGGTGAACCCGTCGAACACACCGACGGCGACGCTGACGCCGCAGCAGATCAACGTGGTCCGCGACAACTACGGCCTTCCGCCAATCACGCTCTACAAGGGCCAGGTCCGCGTGGACGGCGTGTCCACGAAGTGCCTGCCGGACGACCGGTGGGTGATGCTGCCCCCGGACCGTGCGAAGTGGGGGCAGACCCTGTACGGCACCACGGCGGAGTCACTGGTGCTGTCGCGGGGCGGCAACCCGCAGATCACCCGCGAGGACGCGCCGGGCCTGATCATCACCCGTGGCGGCCAGGACGACCCGGTGCAGATCTGGACCAAGGGCGCGGCCGTGGCCATGCCCGTTCTGTACTCCCCGGACTGCCACATCACTGCGAAGGTGCTCTGACATGGGACGACGACTGGCAGCAGCGGTGCACGTGACGCACCCGGAGACGCACGAGCCGATGATCCTGCAGCCCGGTGACGAGCCGGACGAGGCCCTGGCCGAGGTCATCACCAACCCGGCCGCATGGGAGCCAGACGAGGACGGCGAGGACGGTGACGGCGGCGACCCGGACGCCGGCGCCACCGGCCCCGAGGCCAAGCCCCGCTCCCGGGCCCGCAAGCAGGCCGAGGAGTAACCCAGACGGGCCCGACCCGGCACCCCTGTTCCACGCGCGGGGGTGTCGGGTGGTGCCACTACCCGGAAGGATGCGCCCGTGGACGCTGCAGTCCTGGCCTGGCTCCTGGCACAGCTCGGCCCCACCACCGACCAGACCGACCTGCAGGCCCGCTACGCCCGGCTCGACACCGCCCGGAGCGTCGCCCTGGAAGTGCTGTACGAGCGGCGTGCCAAGCTGCTGGCCGAGCCGTTGCAGCTGACCGTCAACGGGGTCGCCGCCCTCGACCAGTCCGCCAACCTCACCGGCCTGGAACGGCAGATCGCCTCCGTGGAGGATGCGACCGCCCCAGACGAGCCGAACGGCGGAGACACGCTGGTCATCGCCCCGCTGGAATCGGTGCACCGCCGACGCCACCACTACCCGTACGGGCGGCCGTAGTGGCGTACAAGTTCCCGCCCCTGACGCCTGGCGATGCGGCCACCGTGGCGGCACGCGTCGCCGCTGTGCTCGAAGACGCCTGGCAGCGGCTGGCCGACTACCAGGCCGCCGTGCTCGCCGCGATCGGCGACAACTCCCGCTCCCGGATGGTGGCCGACCGGATCGCCCAGTTCCAAGCAGCCATCACAGACTTCCAACAGCGGGTGGACACCGAGGCCTGCGCGTTCGTTGCCCAGCAGCTTCCCTACCTGTACGAGCAGGGGGCGCGGGCCGCAGCCGAGAGAGTCGGCGGGCACTTCTCGTGGACGCTCATCCACACCGAGGCCCTGCAGTCGCTGGCCTCCGACTCCTACACCGACTTCCTGCGCCGCTCCGAAGAGGAGCAGCGCATGGCACAGGTGTTCTACCGGGCCGTGCGGGACGCGGCACGCCGCGAGGTGCCACTGCTGGCCGCTGGCCACACCACCGCCCTTCAGGCGGCGAAGACCCTCGCCGACCGGCTCGCCGTCGGACACCAGCTCACCTACGTCGTCTACCGCAACGGCGCCCGAATGCCGGTGCGAGCGTGGGCGGAGGCGGCGACGCTGGCCAAGAGCGCGGTCGCCTACAACGCGGGCACCCTCAACCGGGCCCGCGAGGCGGGCGTGCAGTGGATGGAGGTGTTCGACGGCGCCGACTGCGGCTGGACCAGCCACAAGGACCCCGACAAGGCCGGCGGCACGCTGCGCAGCGTGGAGGAGGCCGCGGCGCGGCCGATCTCCCACCCGCGCTGCAGGCGGGCGTTCGGCCCCCGCCCGGACGTCACCGCAGGCGCCTGA